GTTTCTGGGCGGCCAGAGACTTTCCGACACGGGATCCTTCGGGGCCCGGGTCAGTCGGACTCGAGGTGGTTTACCTCGGGTTATTCCTGTACTTCATCGTAAGCGGATCCAGAATGGTGATTTGCTGATAATTCGTTATTGGTTATCGCTTTTCTGTTTATATCGTATTCTCGATATGAAAGGGAAGCTGAACCTACGTACTATCGTTGAACCCTCGACGGCTAATCCTAAGGTGGTGGCGGACTTTTCGGAGTTCGTCCCCATCTTTTGGAAAGGCTTGAAAGTGTTCCTCGGTCGTACCTTGGTTCCTATTGTGGAGAAGGTTGCGAAGGGGGGACCTATTCCGGCTCTGTCTTTGCTAGAGGCAAAGCCTGAGTTGTTGAGTAAGTCCGCTCCAGTTGTTTCTGATGCGGCGTTAGAAGCCAAGATGGCTTCTACGTCGCCTCAATCTATACTATTGACTTCTAGAGTTTGGATGGCTATCCTTAAAACCACGGAGCTTGGACGTGCGTTCAAGCTGTGGTGTACGGAGACCAACAATATTTGGTTGTTGAGAAATATGGATTCCTGGTCCCGTGGGGCTCTTGACCCTCGAACCCATAACATCGGGGTCGAGCGTCGCACGGGTAAGGTGGTGGACGTTTCGGATCGGCTTATTGCGAAGATGTTCGCTCAAGTCAAGAAGAAATGGCCAGTTAAGTTACTTAATGTAGCTTATCGCCAGATATTAGGAAAACTGGGGACGAAAGTGGAACCGGCAGGGAAGGTAAGAGTTTTTGCCATGGTGGATCCGTTTACTCAGTGGTTACTTCGACCTCTTCATGAGGCGTTGTTCGCACTGTTTAGACAGATCCGCCAGGACGGTACGCACAATCAGGTTAAACCGCTGATTGCGTTGATAAAGGAGAGGGAAGTTCTTATTCGAGAAAATAGATATCCCGGTTCCCGGCCTACGGGTTGGGTCCGACTGGGGTTGAACGTTCCGAAACGAGCTTACGCTCTCTTTTCTTTCGATCTTACCGCCGCGACGGATCGATTACCGTTGGCAATTCAGGTCGCATTGCTAGGCCCGGTCCTAGGACCGCGCTTAGCCAAGGCGTGGGCGTCTTTATTAGTTGCACGAGATTATTACATATATCTTAAAGATGAGTATGGTGTTGGGTCTTTAGAGCCTCAGCGCTATGCCACCGGGCAACCGATGGGGGCACTTTCGTCTTGGGCCATGCTGGCCCTGACTCACCACTGTATAGTACAGTGGGCATGGTATAAGGTATGTACCCGTAATCAAGAGGGGTGGAGCTGGTACCGCCATTACGCGGTGTTAGGTGATGACATTGTGATAATGGGGGGACAGGTAGCTGACGCCTATGTTGCGATCATGACGGGCCTTGGGGTCCAGATTGGAGCGCACAAGTCGTTGGTTTCACGCGACGGGACGTGCCTTGAATTCGCAAAACGGTCATTCTTTAAAGGGAATGACGTTTCTGCTGTATCTCTGGCAGAACTTTTGGTTTCGCGGAAGAACTTGTCTGCGGG